TGATTCAGGCGGGCGCAATCTGGTCAAGCCGCACGGCGCCGTTCGGCGTGATCGGCTCGCAGGACTTGGGCGGCGTTCTCCGCATGAGTGCAGCCCTGCACCCTGAAGCCCGCATCCTGCTCGAGCCGTACCGCCTGCGCGGCGGGCTCGCCATCTGATGAACGACCTCACGATCCATCAAGCCGTAGCGGCTCGCCTAGTCGCAGCCACGAAGCCTGCTGGGTACACGCTCCGAGCAGCCCACGCCACCCCGCCCGACAATCTCGCCGTGGTGCCTGCAGCCGTCTGCATCCCCGGCGGGGACACCATCAGCTACGGCACGGGCGGCAGCCGCACCACGCTCCTGACCGTGAACGTGACCATCTACACGCAGGATCAAGCCGACATGGCCCGCAAGTACGCCGACCTCCTCACGTGGCGCACGTGGCTCCGTGGCGTGTTCGACGGGCAGGTGCAACTGAACACAGCCGACGTTGCGCAGGCGATCGTTGCAAGCACTACCATTGGCACTGACACTTGGGCAGACGTGACGTATCTCACGATCACGGCGGAGCTGCAGGTGAGTATTCTTGAGGGAGTCAACGTCAGTGCCTGATACGCTTCGTACGCTTCTGGTCAAGGTTATTCAGCCCCGACCTGAGGGCAACCCGTACCTTCCAGCGTCTGACGACGTTGTCGAACTGGACGCCGCAGTTGCCACATCGCTGGCAGCCAGCGGGCTCGTTGAAATCGTAGACAATAAGCCCAACGCCACCACGGCGAAAGTTGAGAAGGAGTCCAAGTAATGCCAACGCTAGGCGCTAAGTCTTTCACGAAGGTCGTCGTCAAGAGTGAGAGCGGCTACGGCACGCCTGCAACCTTCAACGACGCCAACGGCGAACTCCTTCACACGGACATCGTCGGCATCGTTGACCCGGGCGTGACCGTTGACTTGGCTGACGATAAGAGCGTCGGCATCCGCCCACGCCGCGTGGCTGCTTCGGCAACCATCACCGCCAAGGCTCCAGTCGTCACGTTCGGCGAAGCGCCTGCGTCACTTCGCACGCTGCCAATCATCTTCGACTCACTCGCCACCATCACCCCAACGGGCTCGGGCCCGTACACGTGGGCGTACGCTCCAAGCCAGACGGACGTTGACACGCTTGAGACCTACTCGCTCTACGTCACGGACGGCGTGCAGAAGTTCATCATTGACGGCTGCGTGCCGACTGAAATCAGCCTGAGCGCCGATCAGTCGGGCCTTCTTCAGATGGGTTCGACGTGGGCAGGGCGAGCAATGACGACCACCACGGACACCAGCACCGCTGCCTTCTCCGCGCAGTACTTCATCCCGGGGCGACTCTTCGGGCTGAAGACACACGGCTCCATGATCACCGCGAAGACGGGCACGGGCACCGCCTACTCCAGCTACATCACGAACTGGAACCTGACACTCATGCCGGGCGCTGCCCCGCTGCAGGTGCTGAACGGCTCCACGACGAACGTCAACGCTGGCGGCGTCGCCTACACGGGAGCCCTTGACGGCACCCTTGAGTTGACCATCGCATCGAACAGCGCCGCCACCAGCGCCTTCCCAGTCGGCGACATCGGCGCCACGAAGTTCGTTCAGGTGCAGGGACTTGACGCCAACGGCTACGGATTCACCGCTAACATCTGCGGCGTCGTCGAGAACGTGACCGTCATCGGCTCAGAGTCCGACGGGTTGATCCTCAACACCGTGACGCTGCAGCTCGCCAGCAACGGCACGAACTCGATTCTCTGCTGGGTGGATTCACCACTCTCGGCGCGTCCATAAAGTAGCCCGCACCTAGCGGGGAGGAGGAGTACATGGCAGGCACCGCAACTGATCCCGTCATCGTTCGACTAGACGGTGACTTCGCAGGCTGGAGCGCAATCTTCCGCCCACTGACGCGCATCAGCGCGCGCGTGCTGATTGACCTTGAGAGCGATTCAATCGGCACACGCCTGCAGGCGTACACGAAGATGATCCTCAGCATTGAAGGCTGGAAGGACTTGGACGGCAACCCAACGAGCGACCCGCTTGACGCGCCGATCCAAGCACTAGAAGCCGCTGCCAACAAGTTCATCACGGAGGCGGCTGAACTCCCAAAAGCGTAAGGCTTGCCGCCCGGCAGTTGAGTCTCGGGCAATCAGTCAAGCCACCGCCCGAGATCATCTTCCACATCTTGGCGAAAGAGTTCGGCAAGTTTCCGTGGGAAGTCGAAGAAGCGCCGCTACACTATGTCATCAGGGCATGGGCACTCCATGCCGAGATGCAGCCGAAAGAAGTGAAGCGTGGCCGCTAAGGGCAACGAGAAGGTCAAGCTCTTCATCACGCCCCAATCGTTGAAGGGGTTTGACGACGTGCGCCTTGGCTTCTTGGAGTCAAGCAACCCGAAGAAGTTCAGGGCAATGCTGCAACTCGCCACCCTGAACGCAGCCCGCACCATGGTCAAGCCAGTCAAGGCGAAGGCACCCGTGCGCACTGGACGCCTGCGCGGCGCAGTCGCTGCACGGAAGGCGAAGTTCGACCGCCCAGCCGCCGTGGTAGGAGTCAAGGCAGGCAAGAGCCGGGGCGACATGCAGGGCGCGTGGTATCGCTGGTTTGTGGTGAGTGGCACATCTGGCACCAGAAACACAAAGCGGCAGGGTAGAGTCTCAGTGCGAGCCGTGCCAGCGCGTGACTTCGTCAAGCAAGCCGTCACTGATCCGAGCGTACAGGCTAAGGCAATGGAGACAGTCAACAAGACGGTCATGGCGTTCTTGGACGGCGTAATCAAATACCGAAAGGGTAGGGGCTAAAGATGAACAAGGGCATCATGAACCTAGTCGTCAAGGCAGTCGACAACGCTACCCCGACGCTGCGCAAGATCGGCAAGGGCTTGGGCGGGCTCAAGAGCGTCGGCTCTTCCGTTGGCGCAGGGCTTCAGACTGCAGCACTCGGAGCCGTCGGCATCGCCACCGCCGTGGCTGGCTTCACCATCGCAGCAACGAAGGCAGCGGCGGAAGAAGAGCAGCAGGTTGCGCGGCTCAATGGAGTGCTCAAACAACGCGGCATGCTCACGGACGCCAACACGCAAGCCGTTGAAGCCCAGACGTCAAAGCTCGAAGACCTAGCCTTCGCCGACGATGCAGTACGCGAGAGCCTCATCACCGCCACGTCGTTCACGAAGAACTTCAACGACGCCCTCAAGATTCAGAACGTTGCGGCTGACGTCGCAGCAGCCAAGGGGATCAGCCTAGAAGAAGCCACGTCACTCGTTGGCAAGGCGTATCAGGGCAACACGAAGGGCCTCAAGGGGCTTGGCGTAGAAGTCAAGAAGGGCGCCAAGGGCATGGCTGCACTGGATGCAGTGACGAAGAAGTACGGTGGCTCGGCTGAAGCTGCATCAAACACCGTTAGCGGAAAGTTTGCCAAGGCTCAGATCAAGATGGGCAACATCATGGAGAACTTCGGCGCAGCGTTCTTGCCGATCGCCAGCGACGGGCTCAGCATCCTCAGCGATAAGGTGCTCCCTGCCGTGGCGAAGGGGCTCGAGAACCTGAAGCCAGTGCTGCAGACAGTTGGCGGCTTCATCATGAAGACGCTGGTGCCAGCCGTGGGCGGATTCATCAACAAGCTCACCGCCCCCGGCGGCGTGATTGACTCCGTCATGAAGGTCGTCGGGCCAATCATCAACATGCTCATCCCAGTCTTCGGGCAAATCTTTGACGCCGTCGGCAAGACGGGCGCCAAGATCATGGAACTCGTTGGGATTCTCTGGGGCGACGGGAAGGGCCCGCTTGCCGTCGGGGTGCAGGCAGTCGGCAACATCTTGGCGTTCGTGGGTAAGATCGTCGCCAACCTGATCGGCTTCGTCGGCGAAGCCATCGGCGCCGTCATCAACGTCAGCAAGGCAATCATGGACTCGCCAATCGGCTGGGTGATCCAGCAGATCGCTGGCATCATTGGCGGCGTAGTCGGCGGCGTCGGCGGCGCTCTTGGCATCACGCCCGCAGCCAACGCTGGGACGGGCGTATCTGCCAACCCGATGGACGCGAAGTACACCATCAACATTGGCGGCAAGGACGTTGACGGCGTGGTGAAAGATTCGCTCGGGCGCATCGTCACCACCACCACACCGGGGCGCTAACTCATGGCGACGCACCCGTTCGCCATCATCGTGGACGGCGTCAACAGCGGCGCCAACATCCTTGACGACTACAGCACCGCCAGCCCAACGACGCCATGGATTGACCCTGAGAGCGTGAGCCTGACGCAAGACGCCAACGGCGAAGGCGGCGCTCTCTCGTTCGACGTGGTGCAGGTGAAGACTCCAGCAGGCGGGCCATGGTGGAAGTCAGGCAGC